CCTCACAACAAACCCGTTGTCTCCATCAACATCTCCTTTTTTTAGAAACCTTGACTTTTCTAAGTATTCTTTCTTATCAACTAAACCTAAAAACCACGCTTTAGTCAGCTCGTTATTCACCCTAACAAAAGCGTAGTAATCACAGTTCTGTCTTGTGTTGAAGTTAGCTATACTACAATCATAATAATCTCTAGGCTTTACTTTAGTCTGCTTAGTTTTAACATCTATTTTCTTCCCATTTTTTAAAATTAAATCATAGTCATAAGTATTGGCTTCAGATGCTTTAAAGTAGTCTTCCATGACCGCTTCTCCTACAAAACCGCACAGATTTCCTTTTCCTTGTCTAATGCTATTGTTAATAACACCCATCTCTTTAGACTTGATCTTTGCTTTGTCTACTTGTTTATTTGTGACGTTTAGTTCAATCNTNTTNAAACTCCCATACCTCACCTTCGTACCGACGNAACCAGAGCATCCTTCCATTCTCAATGACTCTGGCTTCGTCTCCCTCGTACATCTCTACGCACTTGTCGTAGAACTCCTGCTCAGTATTACAGTCCTTTAAGATCTTCTCTGACTTCTTCTCACCAATGCCGTGAATGCCTATGATGTTATCAATGCGGTCACCCATTAGTATTTGACGGTAGAAAAAGCGTAAGCCGTCCTCTGGCTTAACGTAATACTTACTCTTCTTTACAAAGTTGTAATGCCATCCCGGTATCTGGTCGAAGTCCTTATCGAGAGACACCATGATAGCTTTATCACCGTGTGTGGTAGCTGCTATTGCTATGGCATCATCTGCCTCTTCTCCTTCAGTAACAACAGCAGCCCACTTGTCTATAAGACTCTGGCGCAATGCTTGTATATGCACTGGCTTTTCCTTGTCTTTACGGTTTCCTTTGTAATCAGCAGTTACGGCATATTCCGTGCGGAAGTTTCCCTTGCCGGTGAGATACAGAACATACTCGGCATCTTCTTCATCCGCTCCTAGATGAAAAGCGAGTAGATCTACAATAAAGTTATCAAGCGTTCTGATAGCTGTCTTTTCAGACTCTTCATTACAAGACCAGCCTACTCTATAGACGAGTATGTCTGCATCAATTAAAATCACAAAGCATCATCCAAAGAAACTTCTGGAGTGTACTGAATCAAATCAGTCACAACTAGCTTCATCAGAGACGGGCTACGACCTTTAGCGCCTGACGGGCTAGTCCAGTCGTAATGTCCAATAACTGCTTTAGCCTTGGAGCCATTAGCAATCAAGACACCAGTCAGCTCTTCGCCATCTGTGTTGTAAGCACGGATGGGCTTGCTTGACTTACAAGTGATGAAGTCACCTTGGTCTGCTTTGTTGCGTACATTAATACCACGCTCTTCCAAAGCATCTTGAGCACTTTGTGAAAGGTTGGCTAGGTTAATCTGGTACTTACCGGATAGCTTGTTAGGCTCTTGAAGGTTAGCCCACATTACTTCTGCTTGGATTGTTACTGGTTTTACTTGTTCCATATTATCACCTTTGATTGGATTGTTAGTGTTACTTGCTGTTTTAGATCACAACTGATCTATGTATATTATACCACACAAACTTTACAAAAGTCAATGTGTTTCTGCCCAATTGTTACCAACTTTATATTCAGCATCGAGAGGACAGCGCAGACTCAATACAGAACCTGTAGCTCGTAGGCTACGTACTGCTGATTTACCTACCGCGTCTGCGAAATTCTCCGGCACTTCTATCTGAAACTCATCATGTACATTAGCGACTAGCTTGTAAGGTATGTCGTATTTTTGTAAAGAATTATCCAGTAATACCAGAGCTTGCTTCATTACAATGGCGCCCGCACCTTGCAGCAAAGTATTTAAAGCTGCGTGTTGCGACCGTACACGTAATTTCCTACCATCCAGAGCAGGCAATACGCCAGCCTCTGCGATTCTTGCTACCTTGTCTCGTAGTTTAGCAAGTGCTGGTGTGTTGCGTAGGAAAGCCTTCATCAACTGCTGACCTTCCTCATATCCACCACCTACTATCTGACCTATCTTGGCTGGGCCAGCACCATACAGGAAAGCATAGATGAATGTCTTTGCCTGATTGCGGTCAGTAAGACCCGCTGCCTTCATATTAGCAGTGTGTATGTCACCACTAAGAATTTCTTTTGTGTAGTTCTCGTCTCGCATGTAGTGTGCCAGCATACGTAGCTCTAATCCGCTGGCGTCAATACCAACTAGCTTATGGCCTTCAGGCACTGTCCAGAACGACCTACATTCCTTACCATACTCAGCAGATACTGATGGCACCTGAGCCATATTGGGGCTGTGGTGTGTCATACGTCCTGTCACAGCACCGTTGGTGATGACTCGCCCATGGACTCTGCCCTCCTTCTCAAAGGATAACCAAGAATCAATCTGTGCTGAGCGCTTTTGAAGCATTAAATACTCGTAAATTAGACGGGCTTCAGGAATGTCAATACCTTCTAACACTTTTTCATTAACAATGGTAGAGCCTTTTTCAGTTGTCTGAGAGAATATAACACCAACTGCCGTCAATCTCTCTGCTATTTGCTTCCGAGAACCTACGTTGAACTCTGTCACCTTGTCTTTCAGTCTCTTCCCCGTCTTCTCCGACCACCTCTCCTCCACTATTGGTGGAAACACCTTCTGAAGATCCGCTGTTATCACTCTCATGCGGTGTGTTATTGTCTGATACAGGGATGTCGCTCCACATACGTCTAGCTCGAAACCATTTTTCTCCTGAACCTGCATAATAATGGCGACTTTGTGTTCTAAATCTACGCATTGATCTGAGAAGCCTTCTGTCTGTAGTAAATTAGTAAGATATTTGTAAACTGTAGTGGTTAATTTGACATCTTGTTTACAGTAAGAGACCAGTTCTTCGGTCAATCCAGCGTCATAATCAGAGAATTCTATCTTGTGGTTGCCTAAACGCTTGCCCCAGCTATCTAAACTGTGACCTCCGTCGATAGATGGGGAGTATAGACGACTCATTACTAAAGTATCTATTAGAATCTGTGTTGGAATGTGTATTCCCCAGACATTCTCCAGCACTGGTGCGTCAAATCCAATGATGTTATGACCAATAATACCTGTTGAGTCACGAATTAGAGGCACCAGTGTCTCAGCAGAGGTGTGCACAGCAATATTACCTGTGATGACCTCTTCAGTGACCACACACCAGATTGTGTCGTGCTTGGTGTTGGTTTCGATGTCCAATGTAATCAACATAATACTGCCTCGATGAATTATCTTTGTTACTATGTCTGTCGTATGGGTTAAGTTGTCGTGTTTCTTTCTTCTTTTCTTGTAGTTCAAGCACCCAGCTACCAATTTTACTCATCTGTTTCCCCTAAATTTGTATAATCAGCTTCAGATTTTAGGTCAATTCTGTCAATAGTGTCAATATCCTCTGCATAATACAAGCAGCTATTGCACAAATCTAAAAAATCCCCAGATGCTGCTGACTTCCTTGTTGCCTCGAAGTCGGACAGTGCTACGTTACAGGCTAAACATCTCATAAGGCTTCCTCCATAATTTCAGACATCCTACCAGATTCCTGATTATAAAGCAATCCGCAGGCTCTTCCTGTTATGCCAGCAAAGCGATTCTTCAGCACTCTGACGTGTGTCGTGTTCCTCTCTATTGGATCGTCTGCCTGTCCGTTGCGCTCAAGTCCTAGCACCATGTCTGAGAGCTGTGCAATACTAGCTGATCCCCTAAGCTGTGACAATGAGCTTGCTGCGCCTTCCTCGTGACCTTTGCCGTCTGGTCGCTTCAAGTGGCTCACCATAAACAAAGTGATACCAGTCTCTTGAACTAACATTCTGAGCTTGGTGCATATCTCATCCAGAGCTTTACGTTCGTCGCCATTACTCTGTGCGGACACTACAATACTAACGTGGTCGAGGAACAGATACTTAGTGTCTAGCGCTTTCGCCATGTAACGGCACCGGGCAACGATGTTGTCAATACTGGTGCTTCCAAAGTGGTCAAACATGTACACTCTATTTGTACCCATTGTCTTCTCGAAAGCTTCCCAGCGTTCTTCCTCTGTTGTCTCCACAGTTGGTAGGTGTATTGGCTTATTCGCAGCTAATGACATCAGCGACAAGGCAGTCTTTCTGGCGTTCTCTTCAAGGAATAACAAACCAATGTTATCCTCTGAGTTCTTCAATATGTGCCAGACAATCTCACGTACAAATTGAGACTTACCAAGTCCAGAGCCAGCTGTAATGGTAACCAGTTCTGCCTCCCTGATGCCAAAGGTCAGCTTATTGACACCGTCCCACGGATACATAACAGCAGCTTTTTCTACAGGTCTGTTGACTTCATCCCAGAGACTAGCACCGTTGATGATACCGTCTGGAACAAACCTCTCAGCCGCCCAGAATGAAGCGGTATAAGCTCTGTCATCGTTATTGAGTAGGAAGTCGCAAGCGTCTTTATACTGTGGCGGGNACTTCATCACTTTAGACTTACCGCCAAACAATTCAGCAACCTCTCTGGCAGCTTTAACGCCCGCGTCGTCGCTGTCAAAAGAGATGACAAT